GCTGCGGTCACGGAGCCGGTTGACCGCAGCGGCATGGCGGAGAGGTTCCGCCGGCTTGGTGAGCAGGTGTCCGACCCGCACGGCTACGGACTGGCCGGCGCTGGCGGGTTCCAACGACTGGTAGCGACTGCGGCACAGGCCGAGTCCGACCGGGTGGCGCTGCGGACGGTCTGCACCGATGAGGCGATGTACGAGCGGGCCCTGGCTGCCGCTCGGGAGCGTGACTGGTCGCCGGCGCGGATGTTCGCGGCGGTCGCTGAGGGCCGGTACACGGAGCACGGCTGGGCCGGCTCGATGCGGACTGGCGAGGTGGGCAACCTGGCCGGCATCCCCATCGTCCAGTCGCCGCATGTTCCGCCCGGCCAGATGTACCTGGTCGGTGACAGCGCCAGCCCGACCGGCTCGGCGGTGCTGCTGCACAGCTCGACCCCGCCTGCCCCGCGGTGGTGGCGTCGCTGGCTGTGGGTGGTCGAGCGGGTCCGGGGCTGGTGGGCGCGGCGGATACAGCGGTAACGGGACGAATCACCACAACTTGACATAAGGTTGATTATCGAACATCAGGGGAGCATCGTGGATATCACGGTCAAGCTGCACAGCGTAGCGGACGATGGGCTGCCAGACATGGACCAGCTGGGCGGCCGGGTGGCGCTGGTCTTCGACGGGTGCGTGGTGTCTGGCTGGCCGGCTGGCCGGGACGACGACGGCGGGCCGCTGTGGGAGGCCAACACCGACGTGGGCCACAACCGGCCGCTGCACGGGGTGACGCACTGGCTGGAGTTCCCGGTACCGGTGTGGGAGCTGCCCCTCTCCCCCACACCGTCCAAGATCGACTCTGGTGGGCAGGATGGACAGCATGCCTGAGCAGACCCGCAAGAGGGGCGCCTTCGAGGTGGCCCGCGAGACGCTGATCGGCCGGTACGGCACCGCCGACCCGGCGAAGCTGCGCCGGCAGGGACGCGCCGACGAGACCGAGCTGCGTGCCGCCGACAGCATCGCCCGACTGGCCGCGGAGACCCTGACCGTGGGGTCGCTGGTGTTCGTGCCGAACCGGCTCAAGCCCGGCCAGGCCGGCTACGCGCTGTCTGTCGAGTTGTACGCGGCCCCGGGCCGGATCGTGTCGGTCGAGGACGGGTGGGCGATGGTGGACCTCGGCCGGTGGGGACAGCTCGGCAGCCCGCTGGCCGACCTCCGACCGGCCGAGGATGACCATCATGCAGCCTGACCAGACCCGCCGGCCCTACCCGGCGTTCCGGGCCTGGGTCGTGCGCCTGGGCGTGTACCTCGCGGTGGCGGTGGCGGTGGCGCTGACCGCCTTGGCGGTGCTCCGTCGGATGCTGCCGGATGGTTTGCCGGAGCCGCTGGCCTGGTTGGCGATGCTGGCGGCCGGCTGGGTGCTCGGCGGGCTCGCCGGACACATCGGGTGGACGTTGCTGCATGACCGGCGGGAGGCTGCCTGGAGGGAGCTGGACCAGGAGTTCCGCCGGGCTGACGGGAGGTGAGCAGTGGGACAGCCTGACGACCTGCGTTCGCTCTCGCCGCTGCGATGGAGCCGCCGGGAGAAGCTGTGTGCGCTCTGCGGCTGCGTCGCCGGCCTTGGCCTACAGGGCATATTGACCGATCTGTCGGTGCCGTGGCTGGGTGTCGGTGTCGCCGCCACGCTGGCGGCAGGGATCATGTGGCTGGCGTTCGATCCTGCCTCGCCCGCCGAACACGACAGGAGGGGCGACGGTGGGACAGCCTGACGAGATCGCCCAGTGGCTGGGCCGGCAGCTCGACGAAGACGAGGCGCCACGCCGGGTCGAGACGTGGCACGAGGCGTTCTGCCTGTCCCCGGAAGTGATGGATGACGGAACGTGCTTCTACTGCGGTGCCGTGCGCGACCCAGACAGGTTCGAGCTGTGCGACCAGCCGGCGGGGGTGCTGGCTCAGGTAGCCGCCCACCGGGCGATCCTGTGGCTGTACCAAGCCCGCTCACGGGAGTTCGAGGCGGTCAAGAGCCGGCTGTCCCTGATCGACACCGAGGCGAGGCTGTCCGAGCTGGGTGCGCTGGCCGGCGTGGTCCGGCACCTGGCTACGGCGTACGCCAGCCGGGACGGTTACGACGAGAGCTGGAGGCCAGCATGACTATCTACCGCCTGCCGGACTGGCTCGGTGGCCATCGAGCCCACCTGATCCACGGACCAGAACGGGAGCAGGTCACCATAGAGGTTTGGGTGGACGACCGGCCGAGCGGCCACTACCTGACGTTGCTGGAGCACCTGCTGACCCGCCTGCCGGACCCGGATGCACCGACGCCGGCTCAGGTGTTGGAAACACCGGTCGGTCCGAACGACGCTGGCGCAGGCACCGTCCGTGAGTACCTGGTAGCGCTGGCGGAGGCGGTTTGGGACCAGGGTGAGGGCTTCAGCGGCAAGCGCCCGTGGGGCAACAGCGGCTGGGAGCATGACCTCTACCATGCGCTGGGCGCGCGGGGCCACATCCGGTACGAGCAGGACGAACACGGCTACTGCGAGTCTGTGGACCGTGAGGCAGGCCATCGACTGATCCGGCAGGCGCTGGAAGCGATGCGGGAGTCGGAGTGACCGTTCCGTCTCCGGCTGAGCCATGAGGTGCCCCGGTGCTTGTTGGGCTACCGGGGCGTGGCCGCAACCCTGCCGGGCTGTGACCTACCGGGTGTGCCGCTGGGGACGCCGTAGCCGGCTCGGCATCCCACGAGCCTACCGGAGCTGCCCGACACGCCGTGTGAGCTGCGAGAACCGCCCGCCTATCAGCCGGTAGGCTGACCTGAGACGGTACGACGGCCCGGTCCCCCACCCCCTGGTGAGACCGGGCCGCCGTTGCACCACCTGGTTTTCCCCTCCGCCCCTCGGCGCGGCTGTCCAGCAGCCTACCGGGGGAGATCGTGACCATGCCGCCTGCCGCCACCGCCACCGCCACCTCCGACTGCCCGGTGGACTGCCTCTGCCACACATCTCAGTTCGCGGCCTGCTCAGTGTCCGGCGGTTGCGCTAGCGAGGGTTGCGGCCGGCAGCGGCGCACCCGCGGCTCGTGCCCGTGCTGCTGGCGCCGCGACCCGGACCCGGCCAAGGGCGACGGCCGGGTGTGCGGCCCGTGCGAACGGTGGTGGCCCATCCTGGTCGCCTCGATCGTCGACAAGACGGGCGAGCTGCCGGAGCTGATCCTGCCGCAGGACTGGGCCGTGGATGACCGCTGGTACTGGCACTGGCACCCGCGCCGGAAGGATCCGGAGACCGGGGAGCTGCTGCCGGCCGAAGGTGAGTGGCGCCGTGCCGAGCCGTTGACCGCGGTCGGTGGTGCTGGTCTGGTGCCGGGCCAGCGGAAGGGGCCGCAGGTGCGCCGCTCCCGGGATGGCTCCCCCGCCCCGGTGCGGCTGGACGTGGTGGACCTGCTCGGCCCAGTGGTGCGCGACGGGGGCCGGCCCGTGGACGCCGTGGCGGACTGGTGGCTGCCGAAGGTGGTTCCCACCGGCGAGGAAGTGCCGGTGCTGGACAAGGACGGGCAGGTCATCGGCTACCGGCAGCTGACCCGCACCGTCTGGTCTCCACCCGGTGACCAGATCGGCCAGGTGCCCGTCGCCCAGGTGCTCGACCAGGAGGTGCGGGCGTGGATAGACGCGGGCGCACCAGGCTCCCGCTGGCGTCCGGTGCCGACAGTGCCGGAGCTGGGCCGGTGGCTGACCAACCGGCTGCCCTGGGCGCGGGAGCACCACCCGGCCATCGACGAGTCCCGCATCACCTTGCAACGGCTCCGCGGCGTGTTGATGCGGGTGCTGGACGAGTTCGACCCGGAGCCGGAGCTGTGCGTGGGGGTGGAGTGCAACCGGTGCGACCGTCGCATGCTGATGCGCCGCAACGACGGCACCGGGGACATCGAGTGCGGCGACCCGAACTGTGGCTCCATCATGACCGCGGAAGCGTTCCGGGAATGGGCGAAACGGCAGGGTGCCTATGAGGCGTCGCAGCGGTCCGCGACGGATGTCGCCGAGCTGCTGCGCCCGACCTACCGCCGCCCTGCGGACACGCCGGTGACCAGCAGGTGAGCGTGATCCACCCCGGACACCCGTGGTACGTTTTAGCGCAAGTCCACTGGCAGAGGCTGCCCGGAAGCTGGCGAGAGTCGGTCGGGGCGGTGATGTCCGCCGTGGCCAACGTGAACATATCCGACCCGCACCAGCCGCTGCCAGCGTTCATCGTGGCCCGCAACCTTGGCGTCTCCCAGCAGCTGCTCCGCTCATGGGTGGCCTCGGGCAAGCTCCGGTCCTGCGACCAGGGTGCGGACGGTCGCCCGTTGTACCGGCTGGTTGACGCTGCCGAGGTTGAGAAGCAGATGCGTGACGACCCGCGTTCCTCCCGCCGCCGCTGCCCTGTCGGTGCTGCGGCGTAGCCTGGGCCGGGGGTCCGCCCAACGGTGTAGAGCCGCCGATGTGAGGATGCCGGTGGCACCGGTTCCGCCGCATCCCCGCTCGCCACGGGGCAGCGGCGGACCCCCTTCCCCCTCCTGAGCCGGCGGCCCCCGGCCCCGCCTTCCCGCAACCCCCCCTTTGAGGGCTGCTGCGGGCCGCCACCACTGTCCGCCCCCACCTCCCGGGTAGTCAGTCCTGCCCACATAGCGGCACAGCGTGGACCCGGCGGAGCCGAGGCAACGGCCGGGACGCGGCCTCGGCACAACTCCCCACTCCCCCTCCGACTCCCCGGCGTGATGCCGGGTGAGCACCCGCGACCGGTCCCGGTCCGGGTGTCTCTGCCGCCCCGTGACGGGGCACTTCCGTGAAGGAGCACCAGATGCCCAAGGAGCTAATCCACGACGTTCGGCCGCTGCCCGACGGCGACGGGGAGCAGTCCACCCCGTACGCGGTTCAGGTCGGCTGGGATCGCGTCGGCTACGCCCAGATCGGCACGGTCAACCTACAGATGGACGACCACACCCCGGAGCGTGGCTGGTTCGTGGACCTTGACCGGCGGATGGTCAACGACCTGATCCGGCTGCTTCAGCGCGCCCGTGATGGCGCGTTCGGCAAGGACGCCTGACCGGCACCACACAACGTCCGGGTGGGATGAGCCCGGCGAGTCACATCCGATTCGCCACGAAGGGATCATCCATGTCCAACATCACGATCGGCCGCTACGACGGCTGCACCTCCATCGCCTCCGACGGCACCGAGGCCCCGCTGACCGAGCAGTGGGCCGGCTGGGTCGAGGGTGAGGACACCGCCGGCAAGTCCTGGATCGTCTACCTGGACGGCAACGGCCGCCCGGCCCTGTACTGGCCAACCCGGGAGTCGTCCGGCGCTGTCGTTGGCGAGCCGGTGCGGCTGTAGGCACTTCGACTGGGGTCGGCTGCCGGGGACCGGGATGCCTCCGGCTGGCCGGCCCCACCAGCATCCCGAAGCATCCCAGACCGGAGCACCCGCCATGTCCCCTGCCGAGCACGCCCGCCGTGAGCTTGAGCTGTGCGGCCAGACCGCCGAAGACCCCGGCTACGCCGCCTCGATCGTCGCCGCGGTGGCGGCGTTCGCCTCCTACGACCACTCCGGCGGCTCCCTTTCGCTGGCGGTCGAGCAGCTCTACCGGCTCGTGAAGGGCGAACAACTCTCGCCGCTGACCGACGACCCGGCCGAGTGGGAAGACCGTAGCCAGGTCAGCGACGGGGTGCCGATCTGGCAGAACAGGCGCAACTCGGCCGCGTTTTCGCATGACGGCGGCTGCACGTACTACCTGGTCACCGAGGGGCCGGGGGACGACGGCATCTGTGCGACCTACACCAGCGCGCCAGCAGCAGCGGCGGTTGTCTGATGCGCTGGCACACCGTCAACTACCGGGACCGTGGCGGCTCTGACCGGCGGGGGAACCTGGTCAACGTCGGGTTCTGGCTGCACGACATCCCCCGCCCGCTGGTGCTGTGCCGGCTGTTCGGGCACCGTCCGGTGGTGGACGGCTTCGGCCCCCGCAACAACGATCCGCAACTACATGCAGCCCGGTGGGTGGTGTGTGACCGGTGCGCGGTCCGCCCGGACCCGCAGGGCAGCCTGGACCACCACGCATGGAACGTGGGTGACCGCTACACCGGACGGTGGAGCGGGCCAGCTTTCGTGCCCACCACTGGCGGCGCGCTGGTCCAGGTGGCCGGCCGTGACCCGGCACTGCCCGGTGCGTGGCCGGACCGGGCAGCCGCCACTATCGGCGGGCAGCTGGTCATCGGCCGGTCCCACTCGGTGGGTGTCGAGGTCAAGGTCGGCAACGCGGGCTCGGAACAGGACCTCGCCTGTTCGGTCAAGCTCGGCCCGCTCGGCGCGCTTTACTTGCACACGGAACGCTTCGGCGCCGGTCTGGTGCGGCGGCTGAACGGCGTCGGCTACCAGTCGAAGGTCACCGGCTGGGCGATCCACAACGGGCACCTGTGGTGGTCGATCTGGCGCGACCGCGACGGCGGCTGGTCCAGCAAGGCACCTTGGACGCAGCGGATCCGCAGCGGCTCGGTGCGGATCAACCCGCTGGACATCCTGTTCGGGCCGGCCCGCTACTCGTACGAGGACGTGGGCGAGCCGGTCGAGGCAACGGTGCGGATGCCCCACGGCGACGACCACCAGGTCACGTTGCAGCTTCAGCGGCAGACCCTGGGCCGTAAGCGGTGGCCCTGGAAGCGACGCGGCTGGACGGTCGATTGGACCTGCGAGCCGGGTATCCCGACCAAGCCGGGCAACCGGGGCCGGATCATGGGCTCGGGCGTGGATGTTCCCGACGCCGCGGTCAGCTCCGGTACCTGGCCGGTCGTCGCTGCCGCGAAGATCGCGGTACGGATGACCACCGACCGGCGCCGCTACGACCGGGAGCCGGAACTGGCCCGCATCCCTGCCGGCTGGGCCACCGACCCGCACGGGCGGACCGCATGATCACCCGGACGCACACCCGCACCCACGTGCACGTCACGTTCGCCGACCCGTACCTGACCTGCGACCAGTGCCAAGCCTGGGTGGTCGGGTGGCACGACCCCCAGCGGTGCGACCCCAGCCCCACCCGGCAGTTCGGATGTGGCAAGCCAGCAACCAACCTGCCATGCGGGCATGCGGCCGGTGTGACCTCGGTGTGCCCGTCGTGGGGTCCAGTGGACGGCTGCCGCTGCCGGGATCACCTCGGGTACGTGCCGCACGCTGAGCCGCCGGTGGCTGCCGCGTGACTACGGTCGCTGCTCTGGCCTGTGACGGTCAGGTGTGGATGGCCGCCGACAGCATGATCAACATTTACGAGCGGCCGGTTGTCGGCGGCGCCCGGAAGGTCCGCCGGCTGAAGGCCGGCGGCGGTGAGGCCCTGGTCGGTGCCGCCGGCACGTCCGGCATCCTGGCCGTGGTAGGGAACCTGCTCACCCTCCCGGACCCGCCCGCAGCCGGCGAAGACCCGGCGCCATGGGCCGAGGCGGTCGCGCTGCAAGCGACCCGCCTGGCCGTTGAGCACTCGCTACTCGACGACGGGCGCATGGACTGCACCCTGCTGCTGGGCTGGGCCGGCCGCCTGTGGACCCTGTCCCACGCCACCGCCATCCCCCACCCGGACGGCATCGCCGCGCTGGGCTCCGGCGAAGGCCCGGCGCTCGGCGCGATCGACGCGATGCTGGCACTGCACCCGGACATGCCACCGCAGGAGCTGCTGGGCCGGGCGCTGAAGATCGCCACACGTCGGGACCGTGACACAGCCGGGCCGGTCTGGCTGGAGCTGCTACCCGCGGACCAGCCCGGATGACCGCCCAGCCGCTCGGCCAGATCCTCGACGGCCTCGGCTGCCAGTCCGCCCTTGAGGACGGCGACCTGGTGTCCGCCGCCGTGGTGGTGCTGAAGGTGGTTGAGCCGGACGGCCGGGTTCGTCTGGCGATGTGCTGGTCGGACGGGCTGTGCTGGATCGACCGGATCGGCATGCTGCGGGCTGCTGAGCGGGTGGAGCTTCCCACTCTGGACGAGGCGCACGAGCCGGACTGAGGTGACCGACCGTGGACGTTCTGTCGCTGATCCTTTACTTGACCGCGACGGTCCTGTTGGGCCTGGCGGCGTGCGGGGTGCGCGCCGGCCGGGTGTCGCTGCCGTTGCTCGCCGCCACCCTGCTCGTGTTCTCCTACTTCGTCCTGCCCGAACTGCGTTGATCTCCCTAGAGCGATGCCGCTACCGGGACTTGCGACAGTGGCTCGGAAGGTACGCCACGAGGCCGTGCATGTGCGGCAGTGCACCCTCGCAGACCAGGGTTTGGGCTGATGCCCAGGGCGATGCGGGTGTGCTCCTGCGTCGGATGCCCCGCCCACCCCGGTTCCTGCCCGGAGACCACCACCGGCGGGCGCTGCACCCGGTGCAACCGGGCCGCCGAGCAACGACGCGGCACCGCCCGGCAGCGCGGCTACGACCGCCGCCACGAACGCCGCTTCAGGGAGCAGGTCCTCACCCGCGACCCGCTGTGCGTATGCGAGGACACCGGCCACGGCCACGGCGCACCATGCCTGGCCCCCTCCCGCCACGCCGACCACCACCCCACCCCCCGTAGGGACCTGGTACGCCTGGGCCTGGACCCGTACCACCCCCGGTACGGCCGTGGCCTGTGCCACCCCTGCCACTCCCGGTCCACCCCGCAGCACGCCCCCGGCGGCTGGTACGCGACCCAGCCCTAACGCCCAACACCACCGCCACCACCATCCCGGCCCCCCTAGCCAGCCCCGTCGCGAGGACTCGGAACCGCAGCCAGCTACCGCCGGCAAGCCGGAGCCGACCAACCCGGGACACGCCCACCCCCACCCCGGGCAGGCTGCGAACCGCCAGCCAACCGAACGGCCGGCCGCCTCGACCTGCGGCCGACACCAACAGCGGGGGGGCGACAGCAGCGGAAGCCACGGCGGCAAGCGTCCAGCCGGCCAGTCCGCCGACGCAGCCAACCTTGGCCGACCCGGGGAGGTACCCCCCATAGTGGACAGATTAGGAGACCGCGGGGGAGGCACCTCGCTGTCCAAGGACCTGAAAAGATCCACTGGGGGTGCCGTGGCTGTTCCTCGCATTCCTGGCGGGCTGGGGATCAAGGGCTCTCGTCTGTGGCGGGAAGTGTGCAAGCTCCACGAGCTTGCACCGCCGGAGCTGGTGCTGCTGGAGGAGGCGTGCCGGATCGCTGACCGGCTGGACCGGCTGGACGCCCTCCTGTCCGGTGAGTCCGATACATGGCTGCGGTTCAAGGTCAACGACGATGGGTCCGAGGTGTCGGTGGTGGTCGACTCGGCTCTGTCGGAGGCGCGGCAGCAGGCGAACGTGCTCAAGCAGCTGGTGGCGGCGTTGCGGCTGCCGGATGAGCAGTCGGGGAAGAGGCCGCAGCAGCGTGGTGGCGGTCGCGGGTCGTATACCCCGTCGGCGAAGAAGTCGGGTGCGACGGTGACTGCGTTGGCGAGCGCCCGGGCGGCGCGCGGAGCCTGAGGTGGCCCGGCGTCGGGTCCACGACCGGTGGTCCGGTCCGGAGTTCGACGGGCATGTGTGCTCGCTGGGCTACGAGGTGATCGACTGGCTGAACGAGTATGCCTGCCACGGACCCGGCGACGTGCAGGGTGAGCCACTGAACCTGTCGGCGGGGACCGACTTCGAGTGGTTCAACTTCCTGGTCGAGGCGTACCGGATAGATCCGTTGACCGGTCGGCGTCTATACGACGAGGCGGTGCTGTCGCGGCCGAAGGGTCGGGCGAAGTCGGAGCTTGCAGGGCTGATCGGGACTGCGGAGGCGTTTGCGCCGGTCCGCTTCGACGGGTGGAATGCGGCGGGGCGGCCTGTGGCCCGGCCGGTGAGGTCGCCGCTGCTGAAGTGCCTGGCTACCGAGGAGTCGCAGGCCGGGAACACGTTCGAGAACATCGCGTTCATCGCGGCCACCTGGGGTCCGGATTCGTACCCGGACATCTACGGCGGCGTGTCGGGGGTGCGGCAGTACCAGTCGGCGACCGCGATCTACCTTCCGCATGGTGGCGAGATCCGCGCCTGCACCTCCGGGTCGGCGTCGAAAGACGGCGGCAAGGAGACGTGGGTCTGCGCGGACGAGTCGCACCTGTACGTGCTGCGTGAGTTGAAGTCGATGTACGGCACGATCCAGCGGAACCTGGGCAAGCGGAAGATCGCGCAGCCGTGGCTGATGCAGACCACCACTATGTACCGGCTGGGTGAGCAGTCGATCGCCGAGGAGACGCTGACTTCGTGGCGCAAGGGCGAGCTTCCGCCGTCGGTGCTGGTGGACCACCGGGAGGCGAAGGGCCGCATCAACCTGGAGGACCGCGAGCACACGATCGCCCAGCTGGTCGAGGTGTACGGGCCGGCAGCGGAGTGGCACGACATGGAGCGGAAGTACCGGGACATGCGCGATCCGCGAATCTGCCGGGACGACGCCGAGGCGGCCCGGTACTACCTGAACCGTGGGATCGCCGCCGCCGATGCGTGGATCGCCACGGATGTGGTGGAGCGGCAGGCCCGGCAGGATGTGATCGCAGCCGGGGAGCATGTGGCGCTCGGGTTCGACGGCTCCCTGAACGAGGACTCGACGGTGCTGATCGGCTCCCGGATGTCCGACGGGTTCCTGTTCCCGGTGGGGATCTGGGAGAAGCCGTCCGGCCGTGCAGGCGTCGGATGGGAAGTGCCGCGCGGAGAAGTGCTGGACGCGGTGCGCGAGGCGTTCGCCCGGTACAAGGTCACCCGGCTGTACGCGGACCCGCACGAGTGGCGCACGGACCTCGACACTCTGTCCACCGAGCTGGGCTCCGAGCGGGTGTTCCCATGGGAAACGCGGCGGGACGTGCAGATGGCCGCCGCGCTCGACCGACTACACGCTGACCTGATCAACGCGGAGGCGTGGCACTCCGGCGACGGCCGGCTCATGGCCCACTTCGGTAACGCTTACGTCCGCCGCAAGGGCGGCCACCGATTGGTGCGCAAGGAACACGAGCATTCCGCCCGGAAGATCGACTCTGTTGTCGGTGCGGCCCTGGCCTACGAAGCTCGCGCGGATGCGATCGCGGCGGGGTGGAACCCGGAGCCTCCGCCACGCCGGAAGCTGGTTGTCATGAGGTAGCTACCCCGGGGGGTGTGCGATGGCCACGCAGCTCCCCCAGTCTGAGCAGGACTGGATCACCCGCCTGTCGCTCACCCACGACGCCGAGGTCGCCGAACTGGAGAACCTCGACAACTACTACGAGGGCCGGCAGCCGCTGACCTACATGCACCCGGAGATCTTCCGGGAGCTGCAGGACCGGATCAGGCCGGTGATCATCGGCTGGCCGCAGCTCGTGGTGGACACGGTCGAGGAACGGCTGGACATCGAAGGGTTCCGGCTACCCGACAAGGAGTCCGCCGACAAGGACCTGTGGCGGGTGTGGCAGGACAACGACCTGGACGAGCAGTCCCAGCTGGGGCACGTAGACGCGCTCGTGATGCGCCGGTCCTACGTGGCGGTGGGCACGCACGAGGACGACCTGGCCCGGGGGTCGGAGCGGGACCGCGGCCAGGACACCCCGCTGGTCACTGTCGAGTCGCCGCTGGAGGTGTTCGCCGACATCGACCCGCGGAACCGGCGGGTGCGGGCGGCGCTGCGCAGGGTGCAGGAGACCAACTCGATCGCCCGGGTGACCGAACGGTACGCCACCCTGTACCTGCCCGACGAGACGGTCTGGTTCGACTGGGCCGGCGGCTGGCGGGAGATCGACCGCGACCAGCACAAGCTGGGTGTGGTGCCGGTGGTGCCGCTGGTTAACCGGGCCAGGCTGCGCCATTCGCGCCGCACCGGCGTCGGGGCGCTGCGGACCCAGTACGGCACGTCGGAGCTGGCGCCGATCATCCCCCTGTCGGATGCGGCGAACAAGCTGGCCACGGACATGATGGTGGCCGCGGAGTTTGTGGCGATCCCGCTGCGCGGGTTCTGGGGTCTCGGCCCCGGTGATCTGGTGGACGAGAAGGGCAATAAGCTCACCGCCCTGCAGGCCATCATGGGCCGGTTCCTGACCCTGCAGGAGGAGGGCGGCCGGGAGTTCCAGTTCAACGCCGCCTCGTTGGACAACTTTCACCGCAGCATCAACGAACTGGCCCGGATGGTCGCCGCCGTCGCCGGGCTGCCGCCGCACTACCTCGGGTTCACCACCGACAACCCGGCCAGCGCGGACGCGATCCGCTCAGCGGAGGCGCGTTTGGTGAAGCGCGCCGAGCGGAAGCAGCGGGCGTTCGGCGGCTCGTGGGAGCAGGTCATGCGGCTGGTGCGCCGGTTGCAGTCCGGCGACTGGGACCCGCGGCTCAAGCGGCTGGAAGTGCAGTGGCGCGACGCGTCCACCCCGACGGTGGCGCAGAAGGCCGACGCGACGGTGAAGCTGTTCAACCTGCCGAAGCCGATCATCACCCGCCGGCAGGCCCGTGAGGACCTGGGCTACTCCGACATCCAGATCCGGCGGATGGAGGAGGACGACCGGCGGGAAGCGGCCAACGATCCGATCGCCGAGTTGGCGCGGCAGGTGGCCGGAGGCGGCGCCGACGACCGGCCCGAGCCCGAGGCGGACGGGTCGGCCGTCTCGGCCAACGGGCGGTTGCGGCTGAATCCGACTCTGGCCGCGCCGGAGCCGGCCGGTGTCGGCTGAGCAGGTCGCCCAGGACCACTACCGGGCGCAGCGTCTCCTGTCCGCCGCCGCGGCGAGGGCCGCCGCCGACGCATGGCAGCAGATCGACCCTGACCTGATCGTCGAGTCGTGGACACGGCAGGTCGACCGGGTGTTCCTGGCGGTGTCCGGGGCGCAGCAGGCCGCCGCCGGGCAGGCCGACGGGTATCTCGCTGCGGTGCTGGCCGAGCAGGGCATCGCCACCGGCTCGGACGGGCAGATAGCAGCCGGAGCGTTCGCCGGGATCGCTTCCGACGGGCGGGACCTGCGGTCGCTGCTGGTGCAGCCGGCCAACCTGGCCACCTACGCCCTGGCGTCGGGCCGGTCCCGTGCTGAGGCGCTGGCGTCGGGCCGGGCCAGCCTGGACATGATCGTCCGCACGCAGGTTGCCGACGCCGGCCGGACCGCCGACCAGGTGGCGCTGACCGCGCACCGGTCCGCGTCCGGGTACATGCGGCTGCTGGTGCCGCCTGCGTGTTCCCGCTGCGTAATCCTCGCCGGCCGCTGGTACCCCTACTCGGCCGGATTCCGCCGCCACCCGCGTTGTCTTCCGGCGGGTGTCGTTGTCACCGGTCCGGCAACCTTAGCGGCCACGCGGCGGCGATTCCAAGGGGAACTCGTCATCGTCTCGACCGCGAGTGGCGAGCAGCTGCCCGTTACCGGCAATCACCCGGTACTGACTCGTCGCGGGTGGGTCCCGGCGCACCTCCTCCAGGAGGGCGACGAGGTAGTCCGCAGCACCCGAGGTCAGGGCGCTACGGCCCTCGTAGTTCCAGACGAAGACCAGGTGCCAGCCCGCATCGAGAATCTGTGGCGTCCGGACGGCGTGGTGACGCTTGATCATGTGCCAACCGCCCCCGAGGACTTCCACGGCGATGGGGGCCACGGCAAGGTCGACGTTGTACTTGCCGATCGCCTTTTGCGGTATGGCTTGGACACCGCGCTTGCCCAGCTCGCCGAGCAGGAACAATTCGCCGAGCGAGTCGCACAGTCCGCGCTGCTCCCGCAACTCCGCCCGGCGCAACATCCGGTCCTCCGTGTGGCTGATCCCACGAACGGCATCGTGCGCGGCGGCGGCCTGTGCCCGACGATCGTCGGGCGTCATGCGACGCGCGCGTACCTTCCCGGCTGCGGACATGCCGCGGATCTCGACTCCGGCCTCGGCGAGGTGGCGACGCACAACACCGCGGGAGACGCCATACCGACGGCCGAGACTGTACTCACTCTCGCCAGCGCGGTACGCCGCCGCGAGATCATCGCCCGGCAGCTGTCGGACAGTGCGCGGTGGGATCCCCCTGCGGGTCCGTTCACGGTGGAGAGTCGTGTGGCTTACGCCTGCCGCGGACAGGATCTGCTCCTGCGGCTCGCCGGCCAGGTAGAGCTGGATCGCGTGGTCGAGATTCGTAGAGTCGAGTGGTCGGGCCACGTCTACAACCTCACGTCCGTCGAAGGATGGTACAGCGCGAACCGACTTATTGTATCCAACTGCGACTGCCGGCACATCCCTTCGACGCGCGGGGAGGCCCGCGACGTGGGCTTCGACCCGCGGGCATACTTCGACAGCCTCACTGAGGCGGAGCAGGACCGGATCTTCACCCGGGCCGGGGCGCAGGCGATCCGCGACGGCGCGGACATCAACCAGGTGGTGAACGCCCGCCGGGGCATGTCCACCGCAGCCGGACCTGCCGGCCGGCGGCGGCTGGCCCCGGACCCGTCGGGGCGGTTCACCACATCCGAGTCGACCACCCGGTTCGGCCGAGCCCGGCCGGGGCGGCTGATGCCCGAGGAGATCTACCGGCAGGCCCGCTCCCGCGCCGAGGCGGTCGCACTGCTGCGCCGTAACGGCTACCTGCGTGCTTCGCCCCGGCCCGTCCGGCCTGCTGCGCCCCCACCCATAGCCCAGCCGGCGGTGCAGCCGGGGCCGCAGCGGATACCGGTCGCACCAGTCAAGATGGGCCGGACTGCCGCAACCCAGCAGGTCGCTGCCGAGCTGGAAAGGCAGGGCTCCCTCGCCCCTAGGGCTGCCGGCCAGCTCCGAGTGGTCGACACGGACTTCCGCGCGGAACCCGGGGTGCTGGGCCACTACGACCTGAACTTCCGGGAGATGCACCTGCACCCGGACTGGGACCGGCCGGACAGCCCAAACCGCGAATTGGTGCGCAAGTCCGTTGCCAGTGGGTGGTGGACCCCAACCGGCGCGGCAGGCCCGCTGCAGACGGTTGTGGCTCACGAGTACGGCCACCACATCACCAGCGTCATGTTCGCTCGGATGACACCCGCCGGGGCGCGGCAGCTCCTGCAGGTGGTGCGTGACCAGGTGGGCATTCCGATGAGCATCGAGCCGGCCGGGACAGCGATGGCCACGCTGATGCGCCAGATCACCAACGCGGTCAGCAATCATCCGCAGGTGGTTCTGGAAGTGTCGGGCTACGCTGCCAAGAACGGGTACGAACTGCTCGCCGAGGTGTGGCAGGAATACTCGACCATGGGAGAACGGGCAAGGCCGCACATCCGGGCGATCGGGGACGTGATGCGGGATCTCGCGGAGGCGGCGCTGTGACCACCGTGATGCCGATGCAGTGCTTCGCCTGCGTCCGCCTGCACCAGGCCAGCGACCCGGACACCGGCACGCAGCTAGCGGCCACGTGCGATGCGTTCCCGGGCGGAATCCCACCGCTGATGGGCCGCGGCGGTGACCACCGCAACCCGCTTCCCGGCGACCACGGCCTCCGGTTCCAGCAGGCCGACGGGACCCAGGCGCGTGTGGCGTTCGCCGCGTGGAGCCGATTCTCCCGCGCCTAAGCAGATCCCTGACCCCCTGACATCAGTTCTCCGGCGCCGCGAGCGGTAGCCGGCCCGGCCGAAGTGGGGCGCGACGCCCCCGGCCGGCAGCACACACCACCTGACTGGCGGCGCGATGCCGCCTGCCCAACGGAGAGGTCGCGATGACCCAGCCGAACCCTGGCGACGGCGGCAACGCCGCGCCGACCAACCCAACACCAACCAATCCGGCACCGCAGAACCCCGCGACGGGGCCGGCGGCGCAACCAACATTCGTTCAGCCGACCCTCCCTCCCGGCCAGCCAGCGGCCGAGCCCGCGACGGGCGCAGCCGACCCGGTGGCAGGAGGCCAGGACGGCTCTGCCGGTGACGCGGACCAGCTCGGCGAAGGCGGAAAGAAGGCGCTGGCTGCCGAACGGGCGCGCGCTAAGGCGGCCGAGAAGGCCGCCGCCGAGCAGACCGAAGCCCACAACCGGCAGCTCGCCGACCTGAAGAAGCAACTGGATGCGCTGCAGCCGGCAGCCGAACTGTTCGCCCAGTTCCGCAAGGTCGCCGTTCCCGATGCCGAGAAGACTGATGTGGAGCGGCTCCAGGAGGAGCTCGCGCAGGTCCGGCAAGAAACGCAGACCGAACGTCAGGCGCGGTGGCGGCTGGAGATCGCCACCGACAAGGGCCTCACCAAGGACCAGGCGGCCGAACTGCGGGGCGACACGCAGCAGGAGCTGGCCGCGCACGCCGACCGGCTGCTGAAGCTGTTCCCCAAGGCGCCTCCGCCGCCTCCGCCCGACCCGACGGCCGAACCTGCCAACGCGCAGCAGCCGGCGCCCAACGGTCAGCCAGCGCCTGCGGCTGGGCCGAAGCCGGACCCGTCGCAGGGCGCCCGCGGCCCAGTCGACATCCACGCCCAGATCCAGGACGCCCTGGCCAAGGGCGACACACGCACGTCCATCGCGCTCAAGCAGCAACTCGCTGCCCAGCAGCGCGGCGGCACCCAGTAGAGCAGGGCAAGCCGGCCCGGCTGTGCCCGAACAATGAGGAGGTAGAGACCCCATGGCGGGTATCACCGGGCAGGGAACCACATTTACGCTTCCGAATTTCGTGGGCGAGCTGTTCGCGGTCACCCCGACCGACACGCCGTTCCTGTCGGCGATCGGCGGTCTGACCGGCGGCGAGCGGACCGACTCGACGCTGTTCCAGTGGCAGGGCTTCGACCTGCGGGACGCGTCGGACACCCGGCAGCGGGTGGAGGGCTACGCCGCGCAGACCGGCGACAAGGAGGCCCGCGTCCGGTTCAACGTGGCCAACGTGGTGGAGATCCACCAGGAGTTCGTGGAGATCTCCTACACCAAGCAGGCCGCCACCGGGCAGTACAACTCCACCGGCTCCAACCACCCGGGCAGCGTCGGCATCTCCGGCATCAACCCGGTCGGGGACGAAATCTCGTGGCAGATCCAGCAGCACCTGGTGCAGATCGCCCGCGACGTCGAGAAGTCGTTCATCTCCGGCACGCACAACAACCCGGCCACCAACGCGCAAGCCCGCCGCACCCGCGGCATCATCGAGGCCACCGTCACCAACGTGGTCGCCGCCGCCGGCGCCACCCTGACCGAGGACATGGTGCTGGACCTGCTCCAGTCGGTGTGGGAGAACGGCGGCATCTCCATGGCCGACACCGCGGCGCTGATGTGCAACGGGCACCAGAAGCGGCTGCTGACGAAGATCTTCATCACGGACAAGAACTACCGGGAGATGTCCCGCACCATCGCCGGTGTCCGGGTGATGACGATCAGCACCGACTTCGGAGACCTGAACGTGATGTTGAACCGGCACATGCCCACCGACACGCTGGAGGTCGTGTCGCTGGAGCAGTGCGCCCCGGTGTTCCTGGAGATCCCCGGTAAGGGGTTCCTGTTCGAGGAGCCGCTGGCGAAGGTCGGCGCCTCGGACACCCGGCAGATTTACGGCGAGATCGGGCTGCGGTACGGCAACGAGAAGACCCACGGCAAGATCGCCGGTCTCGACGACAGCAACTCCTGAGCGTTGACCGTGCATCTGGTGGTGGGTGCGGGAGAGGTCGGTAGGGCGGTGCATGCCGTCCTCTCCCGCGTCGCCCAGGCGGATCTGCGGGACGTGGAGCCGGTGGAGCTGGCCGCGGACGTGCTGCACGTGTGCTTCCCCTGGTCTGACACCTTCGTCGATGAGGTGCGCCGGTACCGGCGGGAGCACATGACCGACTTGGTGGTGGTCCACTCGACCGTCCCGGTGGGCACGTGTGACCCGCAGGGGTGGGTGCATTCCCCGGTCCGGGGACGGCATCCGCACCTGGCCGAGGGGCTGTTGACGTTCGTGAAGCACTTCGGCGGGCAGCGTGCCGACGAGGCGGCGAAGCTGTTCGAGGCGGCCGGCTGCGACGTGGCGGTGCACGGCCGGGCGGCCGAGACTGAGGCGGGCAAGCTGTGGGAGCTGTGCACCTACGGCCTGTCTATCGCGCTGGAGAAAGCCATCCTGGCCTACTGCGCCGAGCGCGGCCTCGACTTCGGTGTCGTCTATACCGCGTTTCGGCAGGCGTACAACGACGGGTACGTGGCCATGGGCCACCCGGAGTTCGTGCAGCCGGTGCTGCGGCATGTTCCTGGCGGCGTTGGTGGCCACTGCATCATCCCGAGCATGTCCCTGCTCGACCATCCGCTCGCTGGGCGGGTGGTCGCCGCGTCCAAGCTTGCGGAGCAAGAAGTGGACCGCCCGCAGTGAACCGCGGGCGGCCATCCACGCCATGCCCAGCCTGGCCCCGGCCCGCCATTCCGGACCCCGCCGGACCATGCCTGACCTTTGGCCGCAAGGGTACCCGATGAGCATCCCCCGTACTCTGCACCGGGTGTGGCCGGACGTGGACCCGGTGCCGTGCCGGTACAGGCGTAACGCCGACACCTGGCGGGAGCACCACCCCGGCTGGGAGCATCGGCTGTGGACCCCGGCCGAGCTGGACCAGCTGGACATGGTCAACCGGAACCTGTACAACCGGGCCGAACAGCTGGCGCCGGGCGACTGGATCCGGTTCCGTGCCGACATCGCCCGCCTGGAGATCCTGCACGCGCACGGCGGTGTCTACACGGACACCGACGCCGAATGCCTGCGCCCGTTGGACCCGCTGCTCGACGACCAGGCGTGGTTCCCCACCAGCCCGAACCGGACCGACGGGTTGACGCAGGCCGTGTGCGCCGCCGTCCCCGGGCACCCGTTCCTGGCCCACCTGCTCGACACGATGCCCGCCAGCGTGAAGACCCACGCAGGCGGCCGCATCCACGACATGGTCGGCACCCGGTTCGTTGACCGGGAGTACCAGCGGCTGAAGCCGGCGGACGTGACGGTGCATCCGTGGTGGATGTTCGCCGGCCAGTCCATCCGCGACCGGGACGCCGGCCGGGTACCGGACCTGTCCCGGGCCTACGTCAACCATCGGTACGACAACACCGCCCGCCACGGGGCCGCCCGTGGGCAGATCGCCGCGTTCCGCGCCGCAGCGGACCTGCTGGACGCGGCCGGGGTGACGTGGTGGCTCACCTCCGGGGTGCTGCTCGGCCACGTCCGCGACGGGGCGTGGATTCCGTGGGACCTGGACGTGGACCTGGGTATCTGGCCGGCCGACGTGGACCGGGTGCGGGCCGCATTCCGGGCCGTCGGCTGGCCGTTCCGGCGTGACCGGGACGCGCAGATGTGGCCGGTCCACGGCACCACGAAGATCGACATTCACACCCACTACCGAGACGGGGACTCGGTCTACAAGCTGCACGGCAAGGCGCAGAACCTGCGCATGGACTACCCGGCGCACCTGTTCGACGCGATGCGGCCGACGGTCCACTACCTGCGTCGCTGCCTGATGCCGTGGCCAGCCGAGGAGTACCTGAAGCACCAGTACGGGCCGGACTGGCTGACGCCGCGGCGGGATTGGCGGTGGGACACCAGCCCGAGGAACATGCGCCGGCTGTGACCACCCTCCTGACCTTCGGCACCTTCGATTGCCCACACGCCGGGCACGCCGCGTTCCTGCGCCGCTGCGAACGCCACGCCGGCCGGGTGGTTGTGGCGGTCCGCTCCGACGCCATGGTGGCCCGTCTGCGCGGCCACCCGCCTGTGTTCACCTTCGCCGAGCGGGGCGCGCTGATCGGCGCGCTCGGCTACGAGGTCCGTGAGTCCGTCGAACCCGGCGCCGCCCTGATCGCCGAGGTCCGCCCGGATGTGCTCGCGATCGGCTCGGACTGGTCCCAACCCGACTGGCTCGCACGGCTCGGCGTTGACCAGGCCACCCTCGACGCACGGGGTACCGCCCTGGTCATCCTGCCTTACACGCCAGGGATCAGCACGACCGAGCTAAAACGGAGACTGGGACAGGCGCCGTGAGGGTCTTCGTCCTGACCACCGGAAAGACCGGCAGTACCACCTTCGCCCGCGCCTGTGGACACATCACCAACTACACGTCTGCGCACGAGTCCCGCTGCCACCTGACCGAGGGGCGCTGCGAGTTCCCGGACGGGCACATCGAGGTCGCCAACCGGCTCGCCTGGTTCCTCGGCACCCTGGACCGGCTCTACGGTGACGACCCGCTGTACGTCCACCTGACCAGGCCCCGAGAGCAGGTCGTCGCATCCATGGATGCCCGCTGGCGTGACGGGGTCAGCTTGCTGCGGGCGATGGACAGCGGCATCCTCCAACGCTCCCCGGAGCAGGATTGGCGCGAGCTGGCGGAGCTGACAGCGCAGACGGTCGAGGACAACATCGGCCTGTTCCTGCGTGGCAAAACCAAGGTGGTGAAGGCGTCGCTGCCTGACCTGCGGCCGGGGTTCGACGACATGTGGGAGCGGATCGGCGCCCAGGGTGACCTGCGGGCTGCCCACGCCGAGCTGGAGATCCGGCACAACAAGAGGAGGCGCCGGTGATCGAACTCGGCCCGCCCGGCGCCCGCTACCGCATCCACAACCCTGGCGGCGGGGGCAAGGTCGCCAAGACGCTGCGGACCGGCGTGCCCTGGGAGGCGCTGGTCCTTGACGACATGCGCTCGCTGGGGCTCCGAGGGCTCGCCGTGGATGCCGGGGCGAACATCGGCAACCACGCGCTGTGGCTGGCCGTGGTGTGCGGCCTTAGGGTGGCGGCTTTCGAGCCCGTACACGTGGAAGCGCTGACGGCAAACGTCGCCCTCAACGGCCTGGAAGACCGGATCGCGGTCCACCCGGTGGCGCTGGGATCGTACGACGACTTCGCCAGCCACGCCGGGAAGGGGAAGCTCGCCGTGGACGGCGGCGGGCCGATCCGCGTGCGCACGCTGGACTCCTTCCGGCTCGATCCGGCGCTTTTGAAAATCGACACGGAGGGCATGGAAACGGACGTGATCCGCGGTGGCCTGGGGACCATCGAACGCTGCCGGCCGGTGATCTACGCCGAGGCGTGGGACGACACCTACAGCGCCGCCACCGGCAAGCTGCTGGAACCGCTCGGCTACCGGATGGCGCGCGGGTTCCGTTGGCACCAGCAGCGGTGGGACCCGCGTTGACGCCGACCGTGTCCGTTGTGGTGATGGCCCACCGCAAGCGGGAGTCGTACATCCCCGGCCTGTTGGCCGCGCTGGACCGGCCGGCCGAGGTGGTGTGGGACCGGCGCAATGACCGCTGGGACACCGGCCGCCGCGCCTGGCAGGCCATAGACCGGTCGGCCGACTTCGGGTTGGTTATCCAGGATGACGCGATCGTCTGTCGGGACCTGGTGGCCGGTGTCGAGCAGGCGCTCCAGCACGTGCCGGAGAAGACGCCGCTGTGCCTCTACTGCGGCAGGGTACGCCCACTCCGGGACCTCGTGCAGCAGCTCATCGACCAGACCACCGGACAGACGTCCTGGTTGACGATGGCCAATCTCAACTGGGGTCCCGGGATCGTCCTGCCGACCGAGTTCATCGACGACATGATCGCCTGGGGTGACACGCGACCGGATGTCGCCAACTACGACAAGCGGATCAGCCGGTGGCTCGGCCACCAGGGCATCCTCACCTACTACCCGTGGCCGTCCCTGGTGGATCACCGGGACCTGCCGTCGCTGGTGCCGGGCCGCACAGCCGTGCGGCGGGCGCACAAGTTCATCGGCGCGACCGCCTCCGCCCTGGCTCAGCGTTGGGACGGCGAAGTAGTCAGCATCCCGGCGCTGAGCCGTTCCACCGCCAGGTACCAGCCGAGGCTCCGCCCGCCGCCGCCAGTCGCCGCGCCAAGGCCCAGACTGAAGCTAGGAGTGCCAGTGAAGTTCGCCAGCACGAAGTACCCGTCGCTGCAGGTGCCCGCCGCGCGGGTGCGGTTCCGCGACGGGATTGCGGTGACCCGCGATCCGGACTCGATTGCGGTGCTGCTGCTGCCGCAGGTGCGGGCGATGGGGGTGGAGCCGGCCGAGCCTGCCCCGGCATTCCTGGCCGGGTCGGATGCGAAGAACGGCCCGGGCGCCGCCGACCCGCCCGCGTCGGTGGACCCGGACCCGGACCCGGACCCGGGCGCGGGCGCTGACGAGCCCACCGACGGCGAAGTGCCGCAGGGCAACGCCGAGGAGGTGCTGGCGTGGGTCGCCGGCGATCTGGAGCGTGCCCGGCAGGCGCTGGACGCCGAGCAGGCGCGGGACAAGCCGCGTACCACCTTAGCCGCGAAGCTGGAGCGAATCGCCGGCGCGGCGCCGGCTGTCGCCACGACCGAAGGAGATGCGTGATGCCCGGTCTGCGGGTGCGGAAGCTGGCCGACCGCAGCGGCGGCGAGAAGGCAAAGTGGGGCGACCAGCCCGGCTCCCCGCCGGGGACATGGCCGCTGGCCGGCGTGCGGGTCGAGGGCGAACTGCCCACCGCGTGCCGGCTGCCCACCGGATGGGTGGCGCGCGGCATCGCAGAGGGGTGGCTGACCGGCGAAGGGCAGCGGACGGTGACCCGACCGTCCGGACCCGCCGGCAACCCGTGGCGGCCGGACAAGCCGCCGCACATCTTCCACCACTTCGACACCCTGGTGCTGCACACGGTGGACGGTGACGTGCGGTTCCGGGTGACCCACCAGCCGGACAAGTACGCAGCCGCCGGAGACGACACCACCAAGGTCACCGACAAGGTGTACGCCGCTGGCCGTACCCGGGTGGACCACTTCTATGACGTGACAGTGGAGGGCTGAGGCGTGGCCGATCTGGTGTTCAACCGCAGCCTGGGCCGGGTGACCGAGTTCGCGGAGCGGGTCAACGCAAACGACCCGACCAACGCGGTGTTCGTCATCGCCGCGTTCGTGACCGCCGCGGCCGACGCCACGATCAAGGACTTGGACACCCTCGCCGCGATCGAAGCCGACGGCGACACGGCGGAGGCGACCAACACCAACTACGCCCGGAAGGTGCTCGACGAGGGTGACGGGATCACCGTCACCTACGACGACACCAACGACCGGGTGGACGTGGACGTGCCCGACCAGACCTGGACTGCGGTCGGCGCCGGGGACAACTGGACCGACCTGGCGTTCTGCTACGACTCCGACTCGACCGGCGGCACGGACGCGAACATCGTCCCGATGACCTGGCACGACTTCGCGGTAACCCCGGACGGCTCGGACATCACAGCGCAGATTGCCACGGACGGGTTCTACCGGGCCAGCTAGCGCCCCGCCGCTATGGGTCTGATCGCTGCCACCGTCGGGTCGGATGTAGCCCAGCTGTCCGCGTCCGCCGGGCAGCGGATCATCTGCGTAGCGTGGAACCGGTCCGGTGCCACCAGCTTCGGAGTGACGCCGGACGCAGGCTCTGCCACTTGGACGAACCGGATCGTTGAGGCGACCCTGTCCGGCGACGACTCGGCACGCCGGTCGCTGGCGGTGGCCGAGCTGGCCCCGACCGGCACGGTCAGCGCCGTGACGTTCACCGCGGCGTGGAACACCGGCGACACCGGCGCGATCTGGTTGGTGGTCGAGGAGGGCGCCGGCTACGACTTCGTCACCTCGGCGGTGGCGGACTCCGGCACAGGCACGGTGGCGTCGCTGGCCACCGGCTCCACGCAGACGGTCGCCACCGGGGACGTGCTGGCGGTGGCTGCGCTGGTGTCCCGTGACGGTGACACCGGCAATGTCACCTGGGCGTTCACCGATGTCGAGCCGGATCTGGTCGGCGGCGGGGCCGCGTTGCTGGACCACTTCGGCGGTGTGGGCGCTGGCGGCGGCAACGCCGGCGCGGCCGGCTATCTTGCCGCTACCGGCCAGCCGGAGCAGTCCTACGCGGACACGGTGACGCTGCCCGGCGGCGGCACGCAGACGCGCATGTTGACCGCAGCCCTGGCGATCTGGTCCACGGCCGAGGTGGTCCCGCCGACGGAGCCGACGCTGGTCGCGGTCCGAGGCAGCGCGCAGAACCTGACCTCCCAGACCTCCACCGCCGTTGACCTGGCCGCGGGTGGGTCGGTCGCCACCGGCAACCTCCTGGTCGCCCGGGTGGCGTTGGACAACGCTGCCGCCGGCGGCGCGGCGGCCACGTTGACCGTGACCGACCCCCGGTCCAACACGTGGACGGTTGTGGGGCCGGCGAACCGTGACCCAGGCGCTGCGAACGCCGGCACCACCTGCTACCTCGCCTTCGCGCAGGTCGGCAACGCGTACAGCGACGGCGACGACCTGACCTTCGACTACAACGGCACGTCCGTGCCGGCCAAGGCGATCGTGGTCGAAGAGTGGATGAACATCGACACGGTGACGCCGGTTGCGGTTGCTGCGACCACGGCCACCGGAGGGTCGGCCACCCCGTCGATTGCCCGCGCCCCGACCGCCGCCGACCAGCTTTTCTACGGCGCCCTGGCGATCGAGGGGCCGTCCGGCGACACGTACACCCAGGACGCCGACACCACGGATGGCGCCTGGGCAAGCCTGACCAGCCTGTCTACCGCCTCAGGTACCGCAGCGGCGAACCAGACCATCCGCGGGACAACCAAGCTCGTCACGGGCACCACTGAGCAGACGTGGAACCCGGCGATCACGAACCGCGACTGGGCCATGGTCGCCCTGGTGTTCGCGCAGGCGTCGACCGTACTCACCGCCACGGTCAACCAGGTCACGGAGACCAGCGCAGCCACGTCAACCGGCGTCGCAAAGGCGAAGGCAACCGGCCAGGCAACCGACGCCGGCGCGGCCCGGCCGGTCACCGCCGCACAGGCCATCGCTGTTGACCAGGTCACCGAATCGGGTGCCGCGCAGACGGTTGGCGCGGCGAAGACGCGAACGGTCGGGCAGGCCACAGACACCGGCGCCGCCCAGCCGACCGGGGTGGCAAAGTCCACGAACGTCGACCAGGTCACGGAAACCGGTATCGCTCAGGCTGCCGCCGGCCGCAAAGCCGCCACGGTTGGTCCGGCCGCCGGGTCCGACGCGGCCCAGTCGCTGACCACGGGCAAGGCCCAGACGCTGGGGCTGCTGGATGCCGTCGACACCGCGCAGGCAGTCACCGCCGCCCGGGGCATTCCGGTTGCTCAGGCGGTGGAATCGGCCGACGCCGCCGACGTAGCGCCAACCAAGGCCGCCCCAGTGGGGCAGGCCAGTTCGGCAGCGTTGGCGCGTGCGGTGGCGGTGGTCGGGCAGCAGCAGGTGCCCGTCGGCCGGGTCGTTGACACCGCATCCGCCCGGCCGGTGTCGCAGGCGCCGCTGCGCCGGCTGATCCGCCACGCCACCGCCGTCGACTCGGCCCGGCCGGTGAGCCCCCCCGGGTTGCTGCTGGTCCCTGTCGACCGGGTGGCCTCAACCGACTCCGCCCAGCCGCTGGCGTGGGCGCCTCGGCACCGGCTTGTCGGCCGGGCCACGGACACTTCGGCTGTCGGTGGACTGGTGTCGGGGAAGGCCCGCCCCGCCGGCCAGGCAGCCCAGACCGACCACGCGCGGGTGCTCGTAGCCGCCGGCCCGACGGGCGTCGGCCGGGCAGCCGAGGCAGACACCGCCCGGCCGCTGCAACCGCCGCCGTCTGTAACCGTGCCGGCAGGCGGGACCGCAGCCGTCTACTCCACCACCGCCGGCGTGTCCACCCGTTCTACCACCGGGTCCGCCCGCATCCGGTCTACGACAGCGGAGGTGAGCGTGCGATGACCGCCACCTCCTACTGGGTCGGGTCGACCCTGGTGATCGACTGGTCTCTGGTCGACCCGGCCGGAACCCCAGTAACCGACGCGACCGTGGTCGGCGAGGTGCGGCTGCCGGATGGCACCACCCCGGCGATGACCGTCACCGCCGTACCAGCAGAAGACCTGTACCGGGCCACCTTCACGCCGACCGTCGGCGGCATCACGATGGTGTGGGCGCTCGCAGCGTCCGGCACCGCCGAGGGGGCAGTGGAAGGCACCGTGTGGGTGCAGCCGTCCCTGACCGGCGAAACGGTCGGGGACATGCTGTGCCAGGTCGTCGACCTGGGCGCGATCCTGCAACTCGGCAGCGACGTGGACGCCTCCGCCGCCACCGTGCTCATCGAGGCCGCTACGGCGGTGGTGCAGGAGGCGTGCGACACCCCGCCCCAGCGGCTGGTCCTGGTCGAAGACGACGAACTGGACCTGCTCGGCGACATCGGGGTGTGGCTGGATCTGCCGCAGCGTCCGGCGCAGTCCGTCGCCAACCTCACCCTGGACGGGGAGCCGCTGGTCGAGGGCACCGACTTCGAGCAGTTCGGGTCCCGGCTGTGGCGTGCCTGCAGCTGGCAACCGTGCCGGTGGACCCCGTCCCGGGTCGGGGGAACTTACACCCACGGCTACCCGGCCGGGGACCAGGGTCTCAAGCTGGGCAAGTCGGCAGTGCTAAGCCTGATCCGCGGGGTGTACGGCAACCCGGAAGGCGCGCTGTCCCTCCGCATCGACGACTACGCCGAGTCGTACGCCAAGTTTTCTGCCGCGCTGGAGGCCACCGAGTACCTGCAGCGGGCGCTGCGGCGACAGTACGGCCGGCGGTTCGCCGTGGCCCGGCTCGGCTGAGACATGCCTGCGCTCGCTGCCATCCAACGAGGCCGCCGGCAGGCCGAGCGGCTGATGCTCGACCGGTGCGTCATCCGCCGCGCCATCGGGCAGGCCGGACCGCTGGACCCGGACACCGGCACCCGCACCCCCCCGCCGACCGTCGTCATCTACCCGGTGCCGTCGGGTGTGGGCCGGTGCAAGGTGCAAACCTACGAAGCGTTCGAGTCCAAGCCCCAGTCCGGGCTGCACGTGTTCACAGTGCAGCGGTACACGCTGCACCTGCCCGTTGACGCGCCGCCGGTGGCCATCGACGACCGGGTGGAGATCACCGCGGCGGCGGCGGATCCGAACCTGGCCGGCCGGGTGTACCGGGTGTCCGGGCTGCACCACAAGTCGCTGGCCACCGCCCGGCGGCTGCTGATCGACGAGGTGGTCGCGTGAGGATCGTCGTGGACACCTCCGACCTGGCCGCGCTGGCCGCCCGGTACGGCACCACCCTGGACCGGGTGTTCGCCGGCCTGGAGCCGGTCGTGGAAAAGGGCGCGCTCAACATCAAAACGGACGCGCGGGCGCGGGTCCGGTCGGCGATCACCGGCACCTACCTGCCGCACTACCCCCAGTCGATCGACTACGACATCGACTCCGGCAGCGACTGGGTGGAGGCCGAGATCGGCCCCAACCCGGACATGCTCCAGGGTGGGATGGGCCGCGGCGTGGAGTACGGCTCAGCCAACACCGGACCCACGCCCCACCTCGACCCGGCCTACGAGGACGAGCAGCCCCGGTTCGAGAAGGCCGCCGGCGACGTGCTGGCCCGGGGACTGCCATGATCGTCTCCGACGCGATCGTCGCCCTGGTCGTCGCCGCGCTGCCAGGGGCGACGCTGTGGCAGAGGTCCGACGCGGCCCCGGCCGCCTCAGACCTGGTGGTGTTCGACGGGATCGTGCCGCCCACCCCCCCGGAGCGGTACGTGACCGTCTACATCGACGACGGCACCCGCGTCGCCGGGCAGGTCGGGCAGGAGTCCACCGGCCGGGTGTTCCGCTGGCAGGTCACCTGCGTGGCGCCGGACCGTCCGACGTGCGCGTGGCTCGCCGGCCAGGTCAAGGACGGGCTGGTCGACGCCCGGCCGGTTGTCGACGGCTGGTCCCCGGGCATGGTCGAGCACACGTTCGCGCAGCTTCCACGCCCCGATGAGCAGGTCCAGGACCGGCCTGTCGTGTTCGCGGTCGACACGTTCCGGCTGGTTGCCGAGCAGCTCCCCCCCGCCGGCTCCTGACCCCCGCGCCCACCCGGGCACGGCGCACACACCTGGGTACCTGATAGTCCGCTGGCCTACGGGCCTGATGTTGGGAGGTTGGTATGGCCCGAAAGGTCGACCTGGGTGTCACGAAGCTGCTGTGGGTGCCCGGCGAGGACGGCATCGCCGAAGCGTCCGCGCCGGAGGTCGCGGAGCTGACCGCGGTGGGCGTGCTGGACCTGTCCTGCCTGATGGTGACCACCTACGAGGTCCGCGCGGACACCGCCGACACCACATCGGAGCGGGCAGTGTGCGAGACCGCCAACGTGGTCACGCCGACGATCGCGAACTACATGGGCAACCTGATCCTGTTCCGCGACTGGGACGATTCCGCCCTGGAGTTCACCATGTCCGACGCACTGGTCACGTTCACCCTGGGGCACATCGGCTGGTTCGTGCGCCGGCTCGGTTTCCCCCACGCCACCGCGATCGCCGATGGGCAGCAGGTCGAGACGTACAAGTTCATGTCCGACCACGCGCAGGTGCAGGGCGGCACCGGCGCGGGCTACCTGAAGGCGACGATCCCGCTTCACCAGCAGGGCACGTTCGACGTGCGCGCCATCGTCGGCGGATCGTAGCCAGTCTCCAACGGCCGGCCGGGTCGGGTGTTGCTCCCAGGTGTCACCCGGCCCGGTCTTCTTTTGCACATCTGGGAACACCTGGGAGGAAACGACGATGGACGACAACGGCAACCAGCCGGCACCGGACTGGGACCTGGACGGGTGGATCTCCGGCACCACCGGCATCACCGGCTCGGCACGGATCTACCAGCGGGGGAACCTGCTGGCCGAGCTGGACGAGCTGGAGCGGCGGATCGAGCTGGCCAGGGGGGTGCCAGCGGCGCAGCGCGGCACCGGCGACGACTCCCCCGAAACGTTGCAGGCCCGGTGGGACGATGTGGCGCAGGAGCTGGTCGACTCGTCCATCCTGGTGATCATCCAGGACCGGACCGAAGGCCGCCGGCAGGAGATCCGCGACCGGCTCAAGCGGCAGAAGGTCGACCAGGACACCATCGCTCTGCACGTTCTCGCCGACGCGATCGTACGCGTGGAGACCCCCGACGGTCGCAGGCGGGAGTTCCCCGACGGGTTCCCGCCGGAGAAGCTGCGGGAGATCCGCGACCGGGGTGGCGACAACGTGCTCACCGCCGGGTGGGCCACGTTCACCAAGGTGATCCGCAAGGAGCCTGACGTTTCGGCCCCTTTGTCGCGCCGCTCCTCCTCAAGGCAGGTTGGCACCATGTAGCGGTGCAGATCCGCACTGCGCGGGCGTGGGGGGTGCCGCCGGGGGTGATCCTGCGCCCGGAGCACCCGGGCACGTGGACCACCACCGACCGTATCCTCGCGGTGGCGTCGGTGATCGCCGACGACATGCGCTGCCCCGGCTGCGGGCAGCCGAAGTCTGAGGCGTGGAACCCGGACAGCGAAGGCTGGTACGAAACCCGGCAGGCCACGTGCAACGGCTGCGCGGTGATCCAACGGGCGGCCGACGGGGAGCGGGAGCACCACCCGGAGCGGAAACGGTGGGTGCAGGACGCGCGGCCGGCTGAGGTGGAGCTGAAGCCGTGGCGGCCGGGCGGCTAGTCCTCCACCATGGCGTCGTGTAGCTGCCGCCCGGTTGCCAACTCGCCAGCAACGCACGTCTCCGCGAGGCTCACCGCCAGCTCCCACAGCGGGCCAACTTCGAAGGTCATGTCCGGCATGTAGTCGAGGATCGCCTGGCCGGCCTGCGCGACCTCGGTGAGTTCGGCTCTGGCCGCGGTCGCGGCGATCTGGTGAACCCGGCCACCCCAGAGTCTCACCTGATCGTCGGACAGGCCGCGTTCGATGACCAGGAGCCGGTCGTCCGGGTCGAGCAGCCAGTCACAGGCCCGCTGCCCTCGCGGGTCGTGGGCTGCGGCGTTGACCGGCGCGGCCCCCAGCGACGCATCGGGTGCGGCCCTACCCGCCAGTAGTGCGCCGGCCGTTGCCGCGCCGACGGCTGCCGCAGCGACAGCACCCACGATCGCGATCCGTTTCCGCTTCGTGCGGTTCATGCCCCCGAGTGTCGCCTGTCTCCGCAACCTGCGCTAGGGGGGTGGGTCGGTTGGCCGAGCGGACCCACTCTGTACGGCTGCGGCTGCTGGTTGACAACCTGCGCCGGGACGCTGCCGACGCTGCGAAGTCGATCGGCGGGATCGGTTCAGCGGCGGCCGACACGGGCAAGCAGTCCCGGGGCATGGAGGCCCTGGGCCACGCCGCCCGCAACGTCGGCCGGACTGTGGCCGTGATCGGGACGGTGGCCGCCGGCGCCATGACCGCCCTCGGGGTGGCGACCATCGCGACCGGCGTGTCCTACAACAGCTTGGAGCAGAACACCCGCGCCGCGCTGACCACCCTGCTCGGCGGCGCCGAGGCGGCCACGGCGCAGATGGACGAGCTGCGCCAGTTCGTCAGAACCGCACTGTTCCCCCGCGAGGTGTTCATCGAAGGTCAGCAGCAGCTGCTGGCGTTCGGGTTGGCTGCCGAGCGTGTAATCCCGGTCCTGGACGCGGTACAGAACGCGGTCGCGGCCACGGGTGGTTCGGCGCAGCGGTTCTCTGAGGTCGTCGAGATCTTGGCCGAGATGCAGTCGACCGGTGAGATCACCGCGGGGACCCTGAACGAGCTGGGCCGGCGGGGCATCAACGCAGCGCAGCTGATCGGCGCGGCGATGGGTCAGACCGAGAACGAGATCCGCGAGTCCATCACATCCGGCGCACTGGATGGCCGGCAGGCGATTGACCTGCTGGTGACGGCTATGGAGACCCGGTTCGCCGGAGCCGCCGCGCTGATCAGCAACACGTGGGTGGGCGCCGTCGGGCTGGTCACCGCCGCGCTGCGCGACATCGGTTCGGCGGTGGTGGAGCCGTTCATTGACCCGGCCGGCGGCGGCGCCGCGGTGGTCTGGGCTCAGAATCTGGCCGAGGTGCTGTACGCGCTGGAGCGGCAGGTCCGGGACCTGGTGGCGGTCTTCCGCTCCAGCGCCGATCCCACGCTGGTCCGCGCCGGGGACCTGCTGCTGGACCTGGCGGAAGCGATCGACCGGTTCGACATCGACAACGTGATCAACCGGGTGCGGGACGGTGCTCCAGCCTTTGCCGCGCTCGGGGCCGGGATCGCCGCAGCCGGCGGCGCGGCGGTCTTGACGGCAATCCCCGGCTTCGGAGCCCTCGCCGGTGCGATCTCCCCGGTCGGTGCTGCGGTGTCGGCGCTGGTGCTCACCTCTCCCGAGCTGCGGGATGTGCTGCTGGAGCTGCTGGGCGCGTTGACGCCGCTGGTGCCCGTGCTGCTTGACACGGGTGTCGCGCTGGCGACCGCGGTCTCCGGCGGTGCAAGCGTCTTGGCTGACGTGCTGCGGCTGGTGGTCCCGCTGGTGGAGGCGGTTGTCGACTCGTTCACCGCACTACCTGAACCCGTGCAGAGTGCGGCCCTGACCCTCGGTGCGTTCGCGTTGGCGCTTCGGTTCGGTGGCCCGGTGGGGGTTGCGATCGGCGCGCTGACAGCGCTGGGGTACGCGATGGAGGCGTTCGGCGGCAGCACCGACGAGGTCCGCAGCGACGTGACCGGACTCGCGGAGGACGTGGAGCAGCTGCTCCGGTCGGGCCACGTGAACGCCGAGATGAAGCGGCTGTTCGGCGACGGAACCCGCGGCTCCAAGGAGTTCGCGGACGCGTTGGATGACGCATCGGGGTCGTTCTTCCGCTGGGATCGGCTGAACCGGTCCATGGCGGAGTATGAGGGCAACAAGCAGGCGTTCAAGGATCTCGACGCGGCGGTGACGCAGCTGGTCAAGAGCGGCGCGGACGCCGACGAGGTGTTCCAGACGCTCGTCGACACGTACAAGCTGACCGAGGACCAGCAGCGGCAGCTGCTGGAGTTGCTGCCCCAGTTCACGACCGAGGCCGAGCGGCACACGGAGGCCGTCAGCGACGGCACCGACGGGCAGCTCGGCTTCCAGGGTGCGGTGGAGGACGCCACCGGCGCGCTGCGGGAGCAGGCCGACGCGTTGCGTGCCCAGGTCGACCCGGTGTTCGCGTTGTTCGACGCGTTGCGGGACGTGGAGGCGGCGCAGGCGGATTTCAACGCCGCGGTGAACGATTTCGGACGCAACTCGCCGGAGGCCGAGCAGGCAGCCCGTGACCTGTTCGAGGCCACGGTGGACCTTCAGGGGGCGGCTGGGGACGCCTCCGGCGCGTTCAACGGCCGGCTGACTCCGGCGATGCGGGACACGCTGGAGGCGGCCGGACTGACCGAGGGCCAGATCGCGGCCGTCGAGGACATCCTCAAGGACACCAAGGCTGCGCTGGAGGACTACGAGGGCCGCTACGAGGCCCGGGTCGAGGTCCGTGGTGCGGCGGAGGCGGCGGCGGCGGCGAGGCGGGTGAGGGATCGGCTGGCCGAGATCGACCGCACGGTCACAATCTCGTTCAAGACGCAGGGATTTGCCCCGACCGGCTCGATCCGCATCCCCGGCGCCCAGCACGGTGGGCCGATCGACTTTGGTCCGGCCGGGGTGGACCGGGTGCCGGCGATGCTGACCCGCGGCGAGCACGTGTGGACCGTCCGGGAAGTCGAAGCCGCCGGCGGGCACCAGGCGGTGGAGGCGTTGCGGGCTGCGGTGCTCGGTCAGGCGTCCCGGTTCGCCGCCGGCGGTGCGGTGGGCGTGCCACGGATGGCCAGCGGCGGACCGGTCACCGGCCCGGCGGCCGGCGGCTGGCACGTGGAGAACGTGAACGTTCAGGCGTGGTCCGGCCGTTTCTCGCTGCGTCAGATCGAGTCGGAGCTTGCGATGAACGGGGCCGTCTGATGCCTCTTGCCGACTGCCAGGTGCAGGTCCGCACTCTGGTGATGGGACCGGGCACGCAGTACAGGGTGCTACCGGAGTTCAACCCGTTCATCCGCACGGCACGCGCGGACCAGGGCGGTCCGCGGGCGTGGAACCACGGGTCGTGGTCTGGGGCCGAGTGGGCAGACGAGGCGGTCGTGCCCATACCTCTGAGTGTCGGGCAGCAGGGTGGCTCTATCGGGTCGTGGCTCGCCTTGCACCAGCAACTTGCCGCCGCGTTCGCGCCGGTCGGCGACACCGGTGAGCAGGTGGAGCTCCGTTGGGTGTACGGCGGCAGCGAGTACGTCATGTTCGGCCGGCCAAGGATGGTCGCTCCACGGACCGACCACATCGCCGTAGGTAAGGCGGTGACGCAGTGCGCGTTGGTTGCCCAGGACCCGAGGATCTACGCGGGCATCCTGTCCTCTGCGCAGACCGGCCTACCCACGCAGACCGGCGGGCTCACCCTGCCGCTGACCGTCCCGTTCACGATCGACGGTGTCCTGACCGGCGGGCGGGTCGACCTGCTCAACGCTGGCACGACCGACACGGCCCTGACGCTGCGGATCGACGGCCCGGTTCTGTCCCCGACGGTGGTGATCCAGCGGGTCGACGGGAGCGTGCAGCAGATCCGGTTCGACCTGGATCTCGCCGCCGGGCAGTGGCTGGACATCAGTTCCGCAGCCCGGACCGCGTTGCTAAACGGGTTGCCGCAGGCGAACCAGCGCGGCCGGGCTATCTGGGATATCGACCCGTATCCGCTCCAGCCGGGAACGTCCGTGCTGCGGTTCCTTGCCGGCGGGTTCAACGTAACGACCGAGATCACGGCAAGTTGGCGGAGCGCCTGGTGGTAGCCGCGACGCATCGCATCGAAGGGGGCTGGCGTGGCTGAGGCGTGGGCGATCAACGCGGACGGGGGCTCCCCGGCCTACTCGGCGCAGGAGCTGCGGCGGATCGCTGCCATGCACCTGTTCCCGGGCGTGTCTGACCGGTTCGGCGCGCGGGCGGGTGTGCGGCCCACTGGGCTCGACATCGTGTCTGCTTCCGGCACGACCTGGACCCAGCATGACCTGACGGCTGTGGTGTACCCGGGGTTGACCTCCATCAGCGGCCCGTACGTGGTGGAGGCGGCCGAGGAGTCGGGCAGCTTCGACCCGGCCGACGGCAGCAACGACCGGATCGACGCGCTTGATCTGCTGGTGGAGGACGACGACGAAGACGCCTCCGGCGAGCGGCAGGTGACGGTCGTCTACGTGGCGGGCACCCCGTCCGGGTCCCCGGCCGCGCCGGCTGTGACGACCAACGCGCTGCGGCTGGGCACGTTCCTGGTGTCGGCGGGCGGGTCACCGTCGCCGAGCGTGCTGTCACAGGCGCAGTGGACGGTGGCATCCGGTGGGGTGCTGCCGATCCGGGACACCACCGAGCGACCCGCCGCCGGCCGGTACGAGGGGATGCTCGCCTACCGGGCTGACGTGGGTGTGCTGGAGGTGTGGGATGGGGCGGCGTGGCAGCCGTTGGGCGGCCCGGGCAGGATTCCCGGGCAGCGGGTCGGTGTCACGGAGAACACCGCCGACGGGTCCGGTTTCACCTCTGAGACGGTGCTCATGTCCATCACCGTGTCGCTGCTGGTCAGTGCCACGTACTCGGTGTGGTCGAACCCGGCTGTGGTGTCGACGGTCGACGGGGACAAGATCAGGGTGCGGCTGCGGGAGGACAGCATCTCAGGTACGACCATCGACTCCACGATGGTCGACTCCAACCAGGCCGGCTCCGCCACCACCCGCAAGTACGCCCCGGTTCTGCTCTCGGACTACACCCCCGGGGCTGACGAATCCAAGACGTTCGTGGTCACCGGGGAGCTGACCGACGGCTCCGGCTCCGTTCACCTGGAGGGCGGCACCGACCGTAAGTCGTACATCATCGTGCGCTACGAGTCCGGCTGATGCCCGTAGTTGGCACCGCTGCGGACGCGCTGTACACCTGGTGGGTCCACCCCGTTGCGGTCAACGACCCGCCGTTCACGTGGGTCGGTGGGGTGGGCGCCGGTACAACCGGTGTGGCGGCGCAGCTCAACACGGTGCAGCGGATCCACGGCGGCACGGGCGCGGTGGACGTGGCGGTGCTCGACGGGACCACCGCCCCGGACGACCACAACTGTGTCGCCATAGCGCTGGATCCGGCGCAGCCGACGCTGATGGTCTTCTATGCCAGGCACAACCACGAGTCGTTCACCCGCTGGCAGTACGTCGACCGGACCAACCTGGCCAAGGGGCCGCTGCAAACGCTCGACTTCGGCGGGGATGTCACCTACGGGCAGGTGCTGCGGGCCGGCGACACGCTGCACCTGATCGTCCGCAACGCCACCGACTCGCAGTGGCAGTACCGCACCACCACCGACTGGGGTGTGACCTGGTCTGCCGTCAAGGTGCTCTTCGACTTCGCCGGCCTGGACTCGATGTACCTGGCGGCCCGGCCACGGGCCGGGAACGAGACCGTTGCCGACGTGCTGTTCTCACCGCACCCGCCGAACACCACCCACAAGCGGGTCTACTACGCATCCATCGACGTCGCCACCGGCGCGGTGCGGGACGTGACCGGCGCGACGGTCGGCGACATGGGCTCGGCCGGCGGACCGGCGCTGGTACCCGCCGACCTGAGCCTCGTGCTCGACCTGACCTCGTCGACGGAGCGGGCGCGGACCCTGGACGTGGGCCTGCTCGACGGCCGGCCGGCCATCGCCTACGCCATCTGGGACGGTGAGGAGCCGGCCACCCCGACCACGACGGTGTACCGGGTACGCCGCTGGACCGGCGGGGTGTGGACCGACGGGGACTGGGAGCTGACCTCCGGCGTCAAGTTCGGCTACCTGCTCAACCGGCAGTACCTGGGTGGGGTGGCCATCGGCCGCAGCAACGACATCTGGACCTCCCGCGAGGCCGCCGGCACCTGGCATGTTGAGCGGTGGCAGCGCTCCGGTGACGGGTTCACCCTAGCCGAGGAGATCGACTCATCGACGGCGAAGCTGATCCGGCCCTACCTGGTGGCTGGTGCCAGTTCCGGGCCGGCGGAGATCGTCTACCAGCGGGTCAGTTTCTACGACTCGGCAAGAACGACCAACTACGTCGGCGGCACCGTCGTGTGGGCGCTGCCCAGTGCGGTGGCCGCCCCCCCACCGGTGGCGGTCGCGCAGATCCGGCGCCGGATCACCTGGCTGGGGGTGCACGCGGTCACCGGCCGGATCATCGCCGAGCTGCCAGATGTGCGCGGATCGGTGGGCCGGCTGCTGTCGGCCTACTCCAGCCACGAGCTGACCATGCCGTTGCCGCTGGCCGGCCCCGGGCATGTCCCGATCCAGCTGGTCGAGCAGGCCACCGCGCCGATCACCTCCGCCATCGTCGCCGTGGTCAACGACCTGCCGGTGTGGATGGGTTGGGTGCTGGCCCGCCGCGGTGGCACCGGGCCGGAGCTGCGGCTTGCCACGGTCACCCCGGAGGGGTACCTGCGGCGGCGGCGGGTGCGGGCCCACACGTTCGTCGGTGTGGACCGGGCGGTGGTGGCGCAGACGCTGATCGGTGATGCCGGTGACCTGACCGGCGTTGGCTCCGGGCTGGGGTTCACGCTGGACGTGCAGGCCACCGGTGACCTGATCAGCCCTGTCTACATTGCGACAGACCGGACCACCGTGTACGACGCGCTGCGGGAGCTGGCCGCAGGCGGGCTGGAGTTCACGGTGGACCTAGACTGGACCGACGGCAATAAGAACACGGTCCGTAAGATCATCCGACTGGCTGCGCGGATCGGGCAAACCGGTAACGGGCTCGCGCCGCTGTTCGAGACCACCGCCAGCAGTGTGTTCGAGTCTGTGGCCGGCTCCGAGGCCACGTACGACCTGATGGAGGACTACACCTCCGACCGGTACGGGAACCACGTCGTTGCGGTGGCCCCGGGCGAAGGGGAGGACCAGCCCGCATCTGTGCCGGCGGTCGACCAGGGCGCCCTGGACGGTGGCGCGCCGGTCGTGGAGCACCTGCTGGAGCTGTCGTCCGCGGCGACCAGCCAGGCGGCGCTGGACGCGGCGGCGGCGGCCGAGCTGGCTCGGCTGCGCCACGGCGGGCAGGTGTGGGACATCGCAGCCAGGCTAGGCGTCTACCCGCGGCTGGGTGTCGACGCCCAGCTGGGAGACGACGTGCAGTGGCAGCTGCGGGGCCACCGGCACCCGTCTGGAGTGGTCGGATCGGGCCGCATGGTCGGTTACGAGGTGGACGAGCAGGCCGGTCTGTGGCGGCCGATCCTGCTCGATCCCCAGGGGCAGGTGGTGAGCTGACATGGGCGTAGTCTCCGACGCCGCGGTGTCCAAGGGCGACCTGATGCGGCGGGTGGATGCGCTGGAGGAACAGGTCAAGCAGCTGCGGACTGCCCGCCGCCTGGAAGCCGCGAGTATCGGCCGGGGCGGTCTGCGCATCCAAGGCGGCCGGCTGCTGGCGGAGGACTCGGCACTGGCGCGGGTGTTCGAGGTTACTACCGAGCCGCCTAGCATCTTCATGCGCCAGGAGCTGATCTCTCAGCTGGCGCTCACAATCCTGGGCGAGGCGATCCGCTCAGCGGAGACACCGGATGAAGTGGTTGCCACCAGCACCAGCGGCGCGTTCGTGGACCTCACCGGCGGCCCGGCGGTGACTGATGTGACGATAGGCGCCAGTGGCCGGGCGCTGGTGATCGCGTCGGCTGCCCTGTTTGCAAGCCCGACGGGGCAGGACGGCGAGGTGACCTGCTACATGGGCTACGCGATCACGGGCGCCTCTACCGTAGCCGCGAGTACGGCGACCGCTGTCCACCTGGGTTTTACCAGGGGAGACGGGTCGGCGTCGTTGCACCCGGGAGCGGAAATGTCGGCGTCCAAGGTTTCCCTGGTTGATGGACTGAACGCAGGTCTCCACACATTCACCGCGAAGTACCGGGTAGACGAGTTCAACGCCAGTGACGAGGGCGCGTTTCTGTTCCGAAACTTGACCGTGATCCCGTTCTAGGGTCGGTCCTCTTCGATGTGCCAGGCACCGTCGCGGTAGTCGATCGAGCAGCTGTCCTCGGTCGGGCAGTTCGGGTACTCCAGCTCGCCTCGGGCGAGCCAGCCGCCGCCGAAGGCGATGCCCAGGACTGCCACAGCTGCCGCGGCTGCTGCCGCGAGGCGGATACGGTTAGGCACAGGGTCCCTCCTTGGTAGGGATCAAGGCCCCGGAGCCGGCGCTTGCATCGCCGCCCGGGGCCGCTTCGTCCCCCAGTATGCGCCTGCTTTGCAACCTGTGCCTGCTGGCCGCGCCCACCTGTCCACGATCCGACCCGACGGGGGTGTGGCTATGCGCGTGCTGTGGCTTGCTGACGTGCTCCGCAAGGCGGGGTTGACCGTCCACGAGTACCCGGGTTGGCGGACCCGCGGGTCGGACCGGTGGGGTGAGGTCGTCGGGGTCGGGCCGCTGCGGGGGGTGGTGTGCCACGCCACCGCCGGTTCCCGCACCAGCTCCGACGCCGGGGAGATGCGGGTGCTGTGGGAAACCGGCTCCACGTCGGCTCCGGTGCCGATCTCCCAGCTGTACCTGTCCCGCTCCGGCCAGTGGACGGTCGGCGCGTCGGGGCGGTGCAACCACGTGCTGCTCGGCCACAAGGGACCACACAAGGGGTTCGGCAACTACCAGCTGCTCGGCGTGGAGGCGCAGAACGACAACCGGGGCGAACCCTGGACGGCGGTGATGCTCGACTCGTACCGGCGGGGTGTGGCGGCGATCTGCCGGCACATGGGTTGGGAGCCGTGGCGGGTGGTGGCGCACCGGGAGCACCAGGATGGCAAGTCGGACCCGGCCGGTGTGGACATGACCGCGTTCCGGCGGCGGGTAGCTGAGCTGATCAAGCAGGAGGATGACATGCCCACGGTGGATGAGATTGCTGCGGCGGTGTGGGGGTGGCCAGTCAAGAGCGATCGTGACGACCGGCCCGGGACCGCCGCCGGCAAGCAGGCGTGGACGAACGAGTATGCGGCAAGGCTGCAACCAGTGGCGCGGGACCTGCTAGCCAACCAGCGGGCGATCCTGGCTCACGTGGCGGGCCGGGACGTGGCCGCGGAGGTGCAGCAGCTGCTGGACGCCGCGGCGGTCGCGGAGCGGGCGGAGCGGCAGGCCGAGTTGGGCGAGCTGGTCGAGGCGCTGGAGCAGGCCGCCCGGGAGCGTGCCGAGCTGGCCGAGCTGGTCCAGCAGGCCGGCACCGGGGACCTGACCGCACAGCAGGTGGTGGACGAGATCGTCCGCCGGCTGGGGCCGGTGGTTCCGGCCGGCGACAGCGGCGGCTAAATCAGGCGGGGCACCGCCACATCGGGGGAGGGCAGGTGCCGGACATGACAGCGGAGACGCTCCAGCCGCTGGTGGACATCGGCGGCTGGGTCGGCTTCGTCGTGCTGGTGGTGCTGGCGATGATGCGTGGCTGGCTAGTCCCCGGCCGGCAGGTCGACCGGCTCGTCGCCGCCTACGACAGGCTGATCGCGGACAAGGACCAGCAGATCGGCCGGCTATGGGAGATCACGCGCACGGAGGCGGCGAGGGGTGACCTGCTGGCGCTGAACCAGGAGAAGACCATGTCGTTGTTGCGAGGGATGGCCGCCTCGCCTGCTGCGGGTGGCGAACGCTGATGCCGTGGCGCTTGTTCCGGCGCCGGACGCCGCCGGCGGACCCGTGTGAACGCAACGGGCTGGCGGTAGAGGCAGCGCTGCGCGCCGCGCAGCAGCGGTTCCGCGACGCGCAGCGGCAGACCGTGGAAACGGACCGGTTCGCCGCCGAGATTGAACGCTCGTTCCGGCTGCGGAGGGCCGCTTAAATGCTGTGGACGGTGCTGGACCTGGTCGGGGACGTGTTGTTCCTGCTGGACGCGGCGGGGCTGGTCGTGTTCGTCGGCCTGTACGGGCTGCGGTCGCGGTGGCGCGGTTCCCCGATAGGCCGGGTGGTGTTCGGGTTCATGGCCACCGTTATGACGATCATGGTGGCTGCGATTGCCGTTGACCTGATCGGAAACGGCTGGGCTGACGCCCTGCGCACGGTCCTGCGGGTGGTGCTTTACGCGGCGCTGCTGGCTGGGATCGTGCACCTGATTGTGCTGCTGCTGCGGACCCAGCGGTCCACCGGCCGGTGATCCGAGGGGAAGGTGACCTGGTGTGACGGAGCTGCTGGCGTTGGCGACCGCGTTGGTGGTGCTCGCCAGCGCGGTGACGACGTGGCGCACCCGCAAGCAGGTCAAACAGGTGCACGTGCTGGTCAACTCGCGGATGCAGAACATGGAGCAGCGAGTGGCGGACCTGACCGCGGCGCTTACGGCCGCGGGGACACCGGTGCCGCCTGCGCGGGAGCGGGCCGCAGAGGCTCAGGACCCTGCGCCGCATGGCGGCTGATCCTGCCGCTCCCCGTCCTGCCACCCGTGGGTCGGGTAGCAGGGCAGCTGCTCCCACTGGCCGCCCAGCCGCCGCATCCACGCCCGGGCCACGGCCAGCGCGGCCTGCTCGTCCGGGTACGGCCGGGCCTCATCCCCGCCGTTCTTGACGACCTCCACGTACCACCTGCCGTCCCGGAGCGTCCCCACGGTCACTTCCAGGCCGCGGGAGGTGCGCTCCGGGCGGCTGGTCCGCTGCCACCGGCCCCGGCAGGTGTGCGCCAGCCACTCCAGGTACAGCCGGCCCTCAGCCTCACCGGTGCCGCCCATCCCCAGACCGTAGACCGGAGGATCAACCATGACCAAGATCGTTGAGGGTGCTAGCGGTGAGCGGCTGACACTGGACGAGACCAGCGCCGAACCAGTGCTCAAACCGGCCGCCGTCGTCGCCGCAGTCGGCTTCCTGCTGTCGCTGGCAATCTCGTTCGGGCTGGACCTGTCCGACGTGCAGCAGGGTGCCATCCTCGGCCTGGCGACCGTGGCCGCGCCGCTGGTCGCCGGCTGGCTCGCCCGCCGGAAGGCATGGTCCGGCCGGTCCGTCGCCGCAGCGGTGCGGGCTGCGGAGTCGCGCCGGTGAGCCGCCTGACCACCGACCCGGGCAGCCCGGAGCTGGAGCTGGCCGCGCATGACCTGCGGGCGATCGCCGACGGGCTGGACTCGCTAGCCAACGCTGGCGGAGTGCGGGTGGAGCACTTCGAGATCCACGGCTGGCAGGTGGCGGTGCGGCGGCAGGACAGCCAGATGGACGGCGTCAGCTACGTGGTGACCGGCATCGAGAGGAAGCCGCGGTGATCCGCCGCCTGCCCTACGAGGTGATGCGGGATCTGCTGCCCCGGCAGTGGGCTGCGTGGCGGGCCGAGGCACGGCGGGGTCCGGTGCCGGGCGGGCCGGCTGGGCGTGAGGATCGGAGGCGGCCTTGACCAAGGCCATGGTCTGCACCGAGTGCAGCGACATCGTGGCGCCTTCCCGGCACTGGCAGACCAGCCGGGCGTGGCGGTGGTGCGAGTGCGGGGGCGCTGGAGTCCGCTGGCGTGACGGCAGCGCCGGGGTGCTGGAGGTTACCTCCGCGGCTGGCCGGCAAGGCGTGCGGGTACTCGGGCTGGCCAACTCCTTCCTGAACGCGGCCGTGGCCGAACCGCCGGCCGACGCCCAGGGATGGCGAGCGCTACACGCTCAGGCGTGCGGGAACATCCCGCCGTACTACCTCTTCCACGCCGACCGCCGCAGCTGCTGGGCTCTGGTTGTCCGCCCGGGCGAGAGCGGTGACGTGATCTTCATTGACTACGCAGAGGCAAAGGCAGACTAGCCATGAGCGTTCGTGCCGAGATTCGGGCCGCCCGGGAGGTGGTGCGGGAGGACCCGGCGTTCCTGCGTACCTGGTACTGGCCCGTGCTCGCCGCGATCCTTGCCGTCGGGTTCGCCTTCGGGGAGACGTGGGCACTGGTCCGCAAGGGCAAGGGCGGAACCGCCACGGAGAACATCAAGAAGGCGCTGGGGGTTGACCCGCCGCGGAAGTGGCGCCGGGTCGCGGTGGCGTCCTTCACCGCTGGCATCCTCGCGCTGGCAGTGTGGCTGGTCCCTCACATAACCCACTGGCCGTGGACGTGGTTCTGGGAGCCCGGCCTGTAGGCTGACCGGCGACACGGAGCCTCCCCAGGATTCCGTCACAGAGCGCCCCGGCTTGGACCTCAGGGTCCGGGCCGGGGCGCCTTTCGCCGTCCCCCGGACATGCTGCGGCCCGTCCGGTATCACTCCCCGGACGGGCCGTAACCTTCCCCCCGCAAGCCCCGGTCAGGCGGTGAAACTCACCCGCCGCCGGCGGGCCACCAGCCACAGACCGGCACCCAGCAGCCCCAGGGACCCGGCCGCACCGGCAGCCACCAGCGGGCCGGCGGAGATGCCGGTCTCGGGCAGCTGCCCGGCCGGCGGCTGGCCGCTGTCGTCGCCGTCGTCCTCAGCCGGTGCCCCACCCGCGGGCAGGCTTTCGCAGGCGATCCCGTCCCCGTCGGCGTCCAGCCCGTGCGGGTCGGTCGGGTCCTTCTCCAGCTGTGCCTGCGCCTCGCCCTGGGTGGCGAAGTCGGAACAGTCCAGGTCCGGTGCCTGAGCTGCCGCCGGTGCGGCCAGGGCCAGTCCGGCGACCGCCGCGGCCAGCGTCGCGGAGCTCCACGTGCCGATCTTCAAGGTCCACTCCTGTCTCACTTCGGCCCGACCCTGGTGGCCAGGCTCCATCCCCCCGTGAGCTTGTGCGGACCGGTGGACGGTAGCGCCAGTAGTGCCCGGTCCGCCACCGTCCGTACGGGCCGGCTCCGCTCACCCGCCCGGTTCGTGGCCGCCGACGGCCAGGTGGTCCGCTTCTGCCCGGGCCTGCTCAACCGCCTCAGCCAGCGCCTTCCGCAACTCGGCCGCCTCGACCACGGTGAGGGTGGCCAGCAGCCGCGGCGGGCTGGCGTGATGGTCCAGCAGCCGCACCCGGTGCCGGGCCGGCCCGCCGGCCACCGGATGCCCGGGCCGGCCCAGCTCGGCGGTCACCCGGGCGGTCACACCCGGCCCCGCAGCAGCAGCCACACGCCACCGGCGATGGACACCGAACCGACCGCCATGGCGACGATCAGCAGCACCACGGTTGCGACCGTCTCCATGCTGGCCTCCTGTGTCGTGGGGTCCCGGGGCCGGGCCGGGGCTGGAGCCCCCCTGAGGGACAACCGGCCCGGCACCCGGGCAGTTACCCCGCCAATCGCCAGACCGGGGGGCACCTTCACGGTACGGTAGATGCACTGAGCGCACGCAGTCAACTCAGAGCTTGCACCGGAGAGGAGGTGTCACGATCATGGGTGGTAGCCAGACCGGGAGTGACACCTTGACCCGCCGTATGACCGGCCGCGAGATCGCGGACGACTTG